TCTTGGTGAAGCTTAAACACTGAAGCCGTGAGATGCCTAGAATAAACTGACGCACCTGAAGCCGCGCGCCCCTTATCCCGGACACTCCCCATGCCCTTCATCGTGACAGCCGTCACCGCGGTCGCGGGGGCGATTGGCGGCGTTTTGGCCGCCGGCGGCATTGGGGCAGCCCTCATTCGGATTGGGGGTACGCTCCTTTTGTCTTACGCGGCCCAGGCGCTCATGCCAAAGCCGCAGATGACGCTGCAGGCGCGGACGATCACGGTGCGCGAGCCTGTGATGCCGCGCGATCTTGTTTACGGGCGCACCCGCAAAGGCGGGGTCATCGTCTTTCTGCATTCCTCCGGATCAGAAAACCAATACCTCGATCTCGTGATTGTCCTTGCGGCGCACCGGGTCAAATCCATCGGGGCCATCTACTTCGAGGGCGAGATGGCCCTCAGTGCTGCCGGCGTCGCCCAAGGTCGCTGGGCCGGAAAGGTCCTCGTCGAAAAGAAACTCGGCACCGCCAACCAGACAGCCTTCGCGGGTCTTAAGGCCGCGCTGCCCGATAAATGGACCGAGAATCACCGTTTGCGGGGCTGCGCGGCAATCCGGTTGCGGCTCACCTATGATCAGGATGCTTTCCCGGGCGGCATTCCGAACATCACGGTGGACCTGGAGGGCAAAGACGACATCTTTGACCCCCGCACAGAGATTTATGGCTATTCGGAGAACCCCGCGCTGTGCCTTGCCGATTACATGGCACATCCAGAGTTCGGGATCAGGGCTGAGATCGGGGCGGCAGATGGCGTGGACCGAATGAGCCTCGTTGAGGCGGTCAACATTTGTGATGAGGTGGTGGCCAAGGTCGGGGGTGGGACGGAACCGCGCTATGCCTGCAATGGGGTGATCTCGCTTTCCGAGCCTCCAAAGACGATCATTGAGGGGATGCTCTCGTCCTTTGCCGGGCGTTGCGCCTTCTCGGGCGGGTCCTGGCGCATCCATGCCGGGGCTTGGGCGGCGCCATCGGTGGCGCTGAACTCGGACCATGTCCGCGAAGGCGGGCTGACCTTGGCGACGCGCGTGACGATGTCGTCAAACTTCAACGCGGTTCGGGGCCAGTTTGTCAGCCCCGAAAATGACTGGCAACCGGATGACTTCCCGGCCTATGCGAGTGATGTCTATCTCGCCGAGGACGGTGGGGAGCGGCGGTGGCGCGATATCTCGCTGCCCTTCACGATCTCTGCGTCTATGGCGCAGCGGCTTGCTAAGATCGAGCTGGAACGCGCACGTCGACAAATGACGGTGCGGTTGTCGGGCAAACTGTCGGCCTGGGCAGCCACCGTTGGGGATGTGGTGACGCTGTCCTATGCCCGCTGGGGCTTTGCCGCCAAACCCTTTGAGGTGCATGGGGTCAGTCTCGATCTAACCGCCTCGGGCGATGGCGCGCTTTTGTTGCCCGAGTTGGTCATGCGTGAGACCTCGCCCCTCGTCTATGACTGGTCGGTGTCCGAACAGCAGATCTACGCTGCCGCCCCTCGGACGGCTTTACCCAATGCCTATGACATCCCAGCACCTGGCGCACCGCAGGTAACCGAGGACCTCTATGTCACGCGGGACGGGGGCGGGCTGAAGGTTCTGGCGCGGATCAACTGGGAGGAGTCGCCGTCGGGCTTCGTGGCGCAGTACCAGCTGCAAGCGCGGCAAGGCGGGATCGGCGACTGGATCGATTATGGGCGGACGGATGGCACCACGCTGGAAATCCGCGACATCGCCCCCGGAGCTTGGTCCTTCCGCGTCAAAGCGATCTCGGTCTTGGGCGTTTCCTCGCCCTGGCAGGAGACAGCGGTCGAAATCCTCGGGCTCACCGCGCCTCCGGCGCAGCTTGAGAACGTCACGCTGCAAACGGCGGGTGGGCTTGCGATCCTCAAATGGACCCGCTCGGCTGATCCCGATGTTCGCGTGGGCGGCAACATCGTGATCCGGCATTCAAAGGAAGCGACGGCAACCTGGGCCGACAGCTATTCCATGGACCGGGTCTCGGGCGGCGAGGCCATCGCCGTCGTCCCTTTGAAACCCGGCACCTATCTGGTGCGGGCTGAAGACAGCGGCGGCCGCGCCGGACCTGAGACCCGGGTTTCGACGAAGGGCGCGCAGGTGCTGGCCTTCTCGACCTTGGACTTCCTGCAGGCCGATCCCGGCTTCTTCGGCCCGAAATCCGGGCTGCAGGTCACGGGTGCGAACCTGACGCTGGCAACGGCAACCGCGAACGGCGTGACACAGGTAAGTACGATGGAGGGGCAATACGCCTTCGCCGCCGGGCTAGATCTAGGCGCGGTGAAACGTGTCCGCCTCCGATCCGAAATCGGCGTTGCCGCCTTGGCGCTGAACGACCGGATCGACTCCAGAACCACGCTGATGGACGGCTGGGCCGATTTCGACGGATCGGCCGGCGCAGAAATCGATGTGCTCTTCGAGATCCGCGAGACCGATGACGATCCGGCCGTATCACCGAACTGGGGTCCCTGGGGCCGCCTCGACAACCATGAAATCGAGGCCCGCGCGGTTCAGGCGCGGGCGTTTCTCACGACGAAGGATGCGTCCTACACGCCCATCGTCAGCCAATTGCGGCTCTATGCCGATGAGGTCGTTTGATGGCGCAGACATCGAGTTTTGTGATCGCGAACGATGCGGGCGCGGCGGTTCGGGCGCGGATCAATGAGGTGATCGCCGCACTGCAATCGACGAGTGCTGGGGCCTCGGCGCCAACAGCGACGACGGCGGGCATGCTCTGGGTCGATACCTCGGTCTCTCCACCGGTTCTGCGCCGCCGGAACGCCACCAACACTGGCTGGGACGCGCTTCTCGATGCGGCAGGTAATCTAGCGGGGCTTGCAAACACTGCCATGGCGCGCACGAACCTTGGCCTCGGCACAATGGCCACGAAATCCGCAGCCGACTACGACGCGGCGATCGCGGCAAAAGCGGCGCTCTCCGGCGCGACCTTCACGGGTGTCGTGACCGCCCCGAACTTTGTGTCCTCCTCAGACGCGCGGCTCAAATCCGAGGTCGAGACCATCGCCGATGCGTTGGCCCTGGTCTCGGCCTTGCGCGGCGTGCGCTTCACGATGGATGGCAGCCGCCAGATCGGCGTCATCGCACAGGAGGTTGAGACAGTCTTGCCCGAAGTGGTGCGGGTGGGCGAGGCGGGTCAGCTCTCTGTCGCTTACGGCAATATCACTGGCCTTCTGATCGAGGCCGTCAAGGAACTCACCGCCCGGGTGGCGGCGCTTGAGGAGGCACGCCCATGAATGACGGTGGGTTCATCGACATGATCAACTCGTTCTTCGGCGGGGCAATTACCACGCTGATCGGGGCCTTCACCGGACGGCTGATGTGGCATTCGGGCGAGGTAAAGCTCGGCAATCGCCGCTTCTTCGGCAAAGAACTCCTCTGGGAAATCCCTGTGGCCGTCGGCATGGCGCTAATCGGGGAGGCAGCGGCGCGTTACATCGGCCTCTCGCAGCCTGTCTCGACTGGGTTTGTGGCAACGCTTGCCTACCTGGGACCGCGGGGGGCGGAGGCATTTCTGACCACTTGGATCGGCCGCAAAAAATAACCCGTCCACCACTCACAGAAATCCGTCACGTCGTCCCGTCTCCGGGGCGGCGTTTTCCTTTGCATGGGAGAAGACCATGACGCCATTCGACATCGCCCGCAGCTATATCGGCACGACCGAGGGGCCGGGCCCCGCCGACAATCCCGTCATCATGGAGATGTATGCCTCCGTCGGCCACGATTGGGTAGAACATGACTCTGTGGCCTGGTGCGCGGCGTTTGTCGGGCATTGCCTTGAGCGAGCCGGGATCCGCTCGACCCGCAAGCTGACCGCGCGGTCTTATCTCGACTGGGGCGTGCCGGTGGAGGTGGCGGAGGCCCAGCAAGGGGATATCGGCGTGATCCCCCGCGGCAGTTCTCGCTGGCAGGGCCATGTCTTCTTCATCGATCGGATCGAGGGACAATGGGTCTGGGGCCTCGGCGGCAATCAGGACGACGCCGTCAATGTGAAGCGCTATCCAGTCGCAAAGCTCCTCGGGATACGGCGCGCAGGCAATGTCGCGCTTGTCGTGACGATGTCCATAAAGGGGGTACAGCGACGGCTGAAGGACCTCGGCTATCACGAGGTGGGTCAAATCGATGGAAAGATCGGGCCGCGCACCCGCGCCGCCATCCTGGCCTTTCGGCAGGACAAAGATCTTGCCCTCGTGCCGATCATCGATGTGGCGCTGATCGACGCCCTGACCACGGCGCGTCCGAGGACGGTGGCGATTGAGCGTGCGACGGGCGGGCCGGAGAGCTCGCGCATCTTGGCCGCGTCAAACGCCCAGATCGCGCTTGGGGCTGTGGGCTATGCCGGCATCGCGATCAGCGACGTCGCACCGCTGGTTGG